TAAAGTAACCATACCATCGTTTTTTACGCAAAGTGACCCTATTTTAACGCCCATTTTCATCCCCCTCTTTTTCACGCTCGGTAAACATATCGTGCCCTTTCTTCCCCGAAATAATGCCCAGCTTTACTGCCTTATTATAGGTTGTCCGTGCGACCTCCGACGGGAACGCCACGAAATTTCTGAGCAATGGGCAACGCATCTTGTCTGCCAGGCGATTAGCCCTTTCATAGTTCGGTATGTATTTATCTTCTTTCATTCTTCCTCTTTATCGCACATCCGCAAACAAAGGTGCATCATTATAAATCCTATTCTTTGCCATCTCTGCATACTCAGGGTTCAGCTCGATTAAAACAGCATTGCGATTATGTTGTTGTGCAACCAATCCTGTCGTGCCAGCACCGCCAAAAGGATCAAGCACAGTTCCCGCTTTAGTTTCATTGCTTTCACATTGGCATTGCTTGTGCAGCCCCTTATCTAAATACTCGTTGTCACACTTCAGTCCGCTTTTATAAAATACTTCAGTCATGGCTTGGTCATAGGTATTATCTAGCGACAATAGTTCTTTTAATTGAGTCCAATCATCTTTGTCAGGATAACTGCCACCCTTTTCAAACCAATGATGAGGCGCTTGTGTGCCAAAGTGTTGTTCTATTTCATCAATAGTAAGACTAGACATGGCTCTGTATTCTTTTAAATAGAGTCTCAGCTCTTTGTGTTTTGGCAAGTTTCTATACTCTACAATTTGATTGCGAAATTCTTTTTCAATAATTGCATAAGGTTTTCTTTCTTTCTTTGTTTTAACAATGTCTGCTCTTATTTGTTCTACTTCTTCTAAAGTTAGATTCCTTTCTACATTAGTTTTTCTTTCATAAGGTGTTCCACATTCCACACATATTTCTTCAGGGCAACCCGCCAACACACAAGGCTCTATCAAGTCAGGTGGAAAGGTAGCAAAGTGTGCGCCCTTGAATGGCTTGGTGGTAACTGTCCAGACTGAGCGTTTGTTTCTTTTGTATGGTGTAATTATTTCCCTACCCCATTGTTCACTTCCATTTCTGAACATTGGATCGCCTTCTTTTATTATATTTTTTTTGGCTTTCTCACCACCAAATGTTTGCTTTTCATTTGGTCTTTTAGAATCTTCTTTAATCGCCTCATTATCGTAGTAATATTTCTTGTTCTTGCTTAATAAAAAAATATATTCATGTGACTTGGTGCATCTATCTGTCACGCTCTCAGGCATAGGATTAGGTTTATGCCAGATAATATCCTGTCTTAGATACCAACCATCAGCTTGTAGAGCAAAAGCCACTCGCCAAGGGATGCCGATTAAGTCTTTTGGTTTTATTCCTTTGCTCGGTTTTGGTCTGGTTACGCCATAGTCCTTATCACCACGCAATGTTTGATTTGTTGTGGTCTTTCTTCCACCACTTGAATAAGAATCCCCCAAGTTAAGCCAAACAGTTCCATCATCTCGCAAGACCCGTTTCACTTCCCTAAAGACTGCCACCATATTCTCTACATATTCTTCTGGTGTATCTTCTAAGCCAAGTTGGTTGTCTTTTCTAATTGCACCGCATTTTATACAGGCAGAACGATTGCCTCTGAATGGTCTATCAACATCAGGCTTCAGGTTGTCGCTGTAATGATTTATGGTGTGTTCGCAGTTATCATCACCACCTTCCCATTCAGCCGTTCCATAATCTCTAAGCCCCCAGAAAGGAGGAGAAGTAACACAGGTATTAACTGATTGCTCTGGCATTGTTTTTAATACCTCTAAGCAGTTGCCTGTTTTAATTTCGATCATTCTTCCTCCCAGGGCTTTACCCCCTCGTTATTAACCAACCAATGCCACGTCTGTTTGCCCGGTATCGCATGGGTCAGCACGCGGCCACCGAGGTATTTCTGCACAAAACTCACGGCTTCTTTTCCTTTCAACTGACCGCTTGCCAAGCCTCTGTCTTTGAGAGCCTTGCGTGCCAGCAATTCAAGCTCGGCACGGGTGTAGAATTTTGTCTTGTCCATTGAGTTTGCCACCGTGTGTGCAATGTCGACCTCATCAATCTGTTTTTCTGTGTCAAAGTCCACGATGTTCCAGAAGCCAGTGTCAAAATTGAAGTACGCCGCATGACTCTCAGGCTCTCTTGCGTTCCGTGCCTCATAGAACAGGGTGACGTTCGGTTTTTCACCGAGTAGCTTGACGCCTGAGTCAAACCATCCCGCAAATGCTGAACCACCACGGGCGGACATGAAACTCATGTCGTCCTGGCGTTCCTTGCCGGTGTGATGGGCGAGGATTGCGGTCACTCGGTAGGTGTCGATCAGCTTATCCACCCTTGACAGAAACTTCTGCACGTCCTCATTCTTGTTTTCCTCTCCGGAAAAGAAGTTGATCACCGGATCAATCATGATCATGTCGGGCTCATGGAACTCGATCGAGCGTGCCACCATGTCGATGTCAGCATCGCGCATCAGGTTTTTCTGTAGGCGTCCCGTGACCACCAGGTTCTGGTCAATCAACTCTATCATTTCCGAATGCTGTTCATAGGATTTGAGGTAGAGTTCCACTCGATCCCTGATGTAGGCATCGATGATCTCGGCCTGCAACCACATGACTTTCATCGGTCTTGGAAATTCCTTGCCCATGAACTTGCTGCCGGTCGAGGCTGCTGTTGCGAAGGCGCCGATCCAGTGGGACTTGCCGATCTTCGGCTTGCCCAGAAGCAACACCCGTCCACGTTCAAAGATAAATTTGTCGCCCCAATACTCGGTCGGGGTGGGAATCTCCAGTTGGCGGAAGGCGCCCCAGGGTAAAAGGCCGAGGGGATCAACCTTTGCCGGTTTGTCTTCCGCCAGGTTCTCGATCGGGTCTTCCTGTTCGAGAATTTCTTTTTGTTCGTCCTCAAGATGCACTTCCCACTTGCTCGTTTCCCATCTGAGCATGCCCATCTCTACATCTTCGGGATGTCTTTTTATGTGTCCATTGACAATAGACATTGTGGTTGTGGTCACTTCAATCGGCGACATGGGGGGCACATTGTTTTGATTCCAGTCCTGTGCCTTGATCAGTATTTCCCGCTGTCCCCAACCTTCACGGACCCATCGCCCGACCAGTCGCGCCAGCTTGTCATTGCGGGTGCCAATATCGGTGCCGACATCATCGAGTCTATCGACGATAATACTTTCAACCTTGCCTATATTATTGAACTCTCCGATCTTATGCAAATCCCCCTGTTGCAAACAGGGCAAGTCATCCATGGAACCGACCGGGATGTGGCTGTTGTTGATAAAAAAATAGTCATGGGAGGGACACATCATCACATAACCTCCGACTCCGCGCACGTCGAGCTTGTTGGTGCCAGCTGAGTTACGAATCTCAAGGTTGGGATTTACACTATAAAAGAAATGCATCCCACCTCTCGGTGTTGTCTGGCGTAATTGCGTATTGGTTATGTGTCCGTTGCTGACAAACTCCACCGCCTCTTCCGAGTCGGCATCGAGAACCACAAAATTAATGCCAGTCAAAGCTGCCCAGTTGGAACGCGGAAACTTTCTCAGCCACGCTTCCATCTCCTCACGGGTAGGTTGAGCGCGTTGATAAGACTCCCATTTCACTCTCGGCGCTTTGGCCCAGCGTGATTTTATCTCTTCTTCGGTATCAAACGTGTGGCGTTTGCGGAAATATTCAGGGATGTATTCGTCTTTTGAACCGCAGGGAATCAGGTGCAACCCATTTTCCCAGTAGCTTTCAAGCATTTCATCTTTAACTTCCTGACTGATGTCCACCCACGTCTGATTCGTGTTTAGAATCAAACTCATGAATGAACGTCCTAGGCAACTTGAGCTTTATCATTTTTGGTTCTAATTGCGCGGTCGCTCTCGCCCTCATAGATGGTTCCATAAATGGATTCCCATGTAAGCAACCCATGTGAGGTTCGCATTAAGCGTTTTGCTTGCTTGATCCTGGGGACTCGGTTATGATATCTCCATGCCTTGACGGTGGACTCGGAGGCGTTTGCATTTTTCGCAACGACCGAAACCCCGACGTCCTGGATATACTCGGACAGGGTTACTCTTATTGTCATCAGATTTTTCTCCCAAATGTAATTAAATAGTTTGTATTTAGAATAATAAAGGCTTGACAAACAAATTGCAAGTGTTTATCGTTAAGGGGTAGTTAGGTTTAGAAGAAACTGAGTAAGAATAATTCTTTGGGAGAAGAATCATGGAAAATCTTGAAACGCTACGGTCGGAGCGTCAAAAATTGCTGACCCTAAAATCGGAGACTGAACAACAAATCAAATGGGTGAACAAAGAAATTCTGCAGCACCCTGATCTGGGCATAGACATCGAAACCCTACAGAACAAGGGCGGTTCGTCAAACCACAATGGTCTTCACATATCATTCAGCCGTTCCATCAGCTGGGATCAGGATTACCTGGCCAGCATCAAGGGACAGATACCATCCAACGACTGGCCATTTGAAACCAAAGAAGTCTTAGGGCTTCGCGGTTTCCAGAATTTTGCCATGGAAGCCCCCGCCTTGGCGGAGGTTATCCAGAAAGGCGCAATCACCAAAGTCACCAAGACACCACAGTTTGTGGAAAAGGAGGTGTCCAATGACTCTAATGGATAACATCAACAAACAGACTGCGTATACAAAAGTGAGAATGAATGTTACCGGAACAGACGGCATCGGCAAAAGCACCTTTGCTGCCGGCGCCCCCGATCCCATTTTCATCTGCGCCGAGGATGGCTTGCGCTACATCAGCGTTGACCACTTCCCGGTTTGCGAAACCTACAACGACATGGTGCAACAGGTCAAGGAGCTGGCTAATCAAGACCACGATTATAAAACCGTAGTCCTTGACACCACCGATGCGGCTGAACGGCTGTGCCAGGAACAGGTCAAGGAAACGCACAACATCAAGACCATTGAAGCCTTGGGCTATGGCAAAGGGTTCACCGAGAGTTACGAGCTCTTCTGCCATATATTAAGGAGCCTTGAAGCGCTGTCGGTAGCCAAACAAATGCATGTGATCCTGTTATCACATGTGCAAATCAGAACTTTTTCCGACCCAGAGCACGAGCCATACGATCGCTACGAACTCAATACCCATAAGAAAGTAGCGAGTTACATACGTGCCTGGGTCGACTTCAACCTATTCGCTAACCACGAATTTACCACTGTTAAGTCTGGTCAAGGCTTCAACGAGAAGCATCGTGGCAAAACATTTAGCGACGATCGCTATCTCTTCACGCAACGGACAGCCGCGTTTGACGCCAAGTCAAGGCTCCAGTTGCCTCCGAGAATAGATCTTGCATGGCCTACCTTCATAACTGCATGTAAAGCAGTTGTGAAAAAGATTGAGGATGCAAGCAAACCAGTAGTAAATAAAAATCAACCAAACAAACAAGGAGGACAGCATGTCTAATGATTTTGATTTCAACATCGACCTCAATGCCATTGAGGAACCGGATAATGACTTTTCTCCCATTGAAGAAGGCACCTATGAATTGGCGGCTGAAGAGTGGGAACAGAAAGTATCCAAAAACAACAACACTTATCTTAAGGTAAAATACCGGGTGTTGGGTCCCAACTACGCCAATCGCGTACTGTGGGTAAACTTCACCATTACCGGTGCCAATCCAGCCGTCGCCATCAGGCGTCTCAAGGAATGGATTGTCGCCGTAGGCCAAGAGCCTGGAGTTCTCAGCGCCGAGCGTATGCCAGGGCTGATGAACCAGTCGTTCTTTGCCAAGGTGGGGATTGAAGAATCCAAGGACTACGCTCCACAAAACAAGATCGTGTCTTTTCTGCAGCCTAAAAACACCGTTACGGTGACGCCACAGAAAACCCAACCCCAGGCAACACCAACCCAATCCGTGCCCACTGCCACGGGCGCGTCAATTTTAACTGATTGGGACTGATTGATCGCCTCCGATCACGAGTTTAAGGCTTCTCGTTTATCAAAAAGCCATTGCAACTAAACAGATTTATAAACAAAAGGCACGAAAAAAAACAGTATGGACAAAAAACCGCATGAAGTAACGCTAGACATGCGAGACTATGTAAAGAAAGATCTTTATGATGATTTAGTTCGTATTGCAGACCACCAGCGTGGACACATAGAAATGTTAAAAAATCATCAAGAATCATTAGAAAAAACTTTAGAAGAACAAGGTAAAAAGAACAAAAAGTTGATGGATCGACATTCATTGTTAGAGAGGTTTTTAGAAGAAGACTGGGGAAAGGCCAAAAATGAACAGGGTTAGGAGCGATCATGAGCAAAAAGAAAGACGCCGTTGTTGAAGGCATTGAAACCGCAGAGGTCATCGTCAATGATTTGTACGATCTGATCGAGGAATGGAAAAAGCGCGGCATCTCCGAGGACAACATCACCAAAGTCCTAATATTTCTGTTGCCAGAGGTGGTTCTCAACACTGCTCCCAACCAAAAAACCGCCTATCGTTTGCTGGATCTGGCTTTCTCTCGGATCGGCTCGATGTTAAATGGCGAAGACCCGGACGAAAGCGAGAGCATCCACTGATGCAATTACGCTATTACCAGGAAGAATCACTGGCGGCACTGTTGGCTTACTTCAAGACCAAGCCCATAGACAGCAATCCCTTACTGGTGTTGCCAACCGCTGCCGGCAAGACCATCGTATTTTCCCACCTTATTAAAGAGCTGAACGGGAACGACCGGAGGTTCATGATCTTGGCACACCGCCAAGAGCTGGTTTCACAAGCCAAAGACAAGCTGTTAAAGGTTTGGCCAGAGGCGCCCGTCGGTATTCTCGCAGCCTCACTCAAGAGTTATGACACTGAGGCGCCGGTATTGATAGCATCCAGGGACACATTGGCGTCATCTAAGCGTTTGGATGCAGTTCCGGGAGTAGACTACATCATTGTAGATGAAGCGCACCATATCGCGCCTATAAAGACCACACGCTACCGCAAAGTGCTGGATGCAATGCGCGAGAAAAAGCCGTGCCGGATCGTTGGCGTCACCGCTACGCCCTACCGCATGGGTCAAGGTTATATTTATGGCGACAAGCTGGATCATTTTTTCAAGGACATCGCCTACCAGATTTCAATACCGCAACTGGTGCAGGATGGCTATCTATCTCGGCTGTCGGCATTCGCGGTAAAGAGCCAAGCGGTAATCGACACCAAGGACGTGCGTCTCAAGTTCAAAGGCGGCGATTACCGTGAGGGCGACTTGGAAAAAGTTGTCCTAAGTGAGCCGTTGATCATGGAAATTTTCAACGACTGGATGGACAAAGCCTATTTAAAGGGAAGAACCGCAACCGTATTCTTCTGCGTGTCGGTGCTCCATGCCGAGAAGATGTGTTTGTTTCTACAGGAACAGGGCATCAGGGCCGAGGTAGTTACCGGCGACACCCCGACCAAGGATCGTGAACGTATATTAAAAGAGTTTGATAGTGGCGCTGTCCATGCCCTGTGCAATGTGGGAGTGTTGACCGAGGGATGGGATGCGCCGCGCACCGATTGCCTGGCGCTGTTGCGACCCACGCAAAGTCTGGGGCTCTATGTCCAGATGTGTGGACGTGGCATGCGCCCCTATCCTGACAAGGAAAACTGCCTGATGCTGGACTATGGAGAGAACATGGTCCGTCATGGCTGTCTTGATGAAGCGGTGCCACAGGACGAGCGCGTGGATGCGAAGATCAAAGTCTGTGAGCTCTGCTTTGGCGTCAGCCCCAAGTCATTCAAGGAGTGCCGTGAGTGCGGTGAGCCTTTCCCGGAACCACAATCGTTTTATTTTCAGCCGGAAAAAAACGCGCCCAGCCTGGCAAAACAGGGGACTGCCGGTGCTGGGTTCGTGCTTTCTGATGAGAAACAGGGCCAGAACAAAGAAAAAATATCCAATGTGCGCCGTATTTCAGCTCACCCCACCACCTCCAAGAACGGCAACTTCTATTGCAAGGTGATCTTTGAGTGTGAAAACCTGTTTGAAAGCTATCAGTTGCCACTGATGTTTGAGCATCCGAAAGTGAATCGGTTCGCTAAAAGCCGATGGAAACAAATTACCCTCGACCTGTTTGCACCAAGCACCGTCAAGCAAGCAGTCGAGTTGATCAACACCCATGGTGCCTTTGACCATATTGATGGCATCATGACCCAAAAAGAAGGCAAGTATGACAACATCAAGGTGATGTATTCAGGAGAAAGGAGGATTAAGTTATGACTTTAGTAGATGAGTTTGATGAATTAGAAGTGTATGGACAACGAAGGCGCCAACATCTTGGCATGAGTGTAATCGGCGGTGATCCGCGCAAGCTGTGGCTTGAGTTCCGTTGGTCGTTTCCGCTGTTTGAGAACGGTCGCATCCTACGCCTGTTCGATCTGGGCAACCGCATTGAAGATCAGGTAGTGGATCGCATGAAGAAAATGGAAGGCCTCAAGGTTTCTGCCAAGGACAAGGACGGCAATCAATACCGCTGTTCTTTTCTCGGTGGCCATTTGGGTGGCTCCGTGGATGGCGTAGTCAAGGACGTTGACCCTGAGAACCCGGAGGAGGTCATGATCCTGGAGGTGAAGTCAGCGAACAACAACCGCTTCAGGGATCTACAACAGGGGGAAAGCTATGAGGAGTGGTCCAAGGATTACTCGGCACAGATCCAGTGTTACATGGCCGCCTTTGATCTAAAGCGTGCCCTGATCATTGTCTACAACAAGAACGACTCCGACCTTTATATCGAGATTGTGGAGGCGCGAGATGGCATCCTGGACGAAATGACAGAGAAAGCGAAACTCATTATCCAGGCTGATTCGCCCCCGCCATCGCCCTATTCCTCAACCGATTACCGCATCCGCAAGTTCATGACTCCGAAACAGCAGGCCATTTACGGACTGGAACAACTGCCGGATGATGTCAACTGCCGCAACTGTGCTCACAGTGAGCCTGTGTTTGACGGTGATGGTGCCTGGCGTTGCAACAATTTCAGCAAACCCATTGATGAAGCCACCCAACGCAAGGGCTGTGAACAGCACATCTGGCTGTCGTCGTTGGTGAACCTGCCAGTCAATGGTCTTAGTGGTGGGGCTACCACCTATGCCAAAGGCAAAGCGTTGATTACCAATGCACCCAAAGATCAGGCAGGGAAAAATACCTACACCAGTAAAGAGATGCGTGAGCTGTCCAAGGTCAACTACGATCCGGAGGTCATCAAGAAACTGATGCGTTTCCGGGAAGAGTTCGGAGTCAACACACGCCTGGAAGAATTGACCAGAGATGAATGACGATCCAGTCAACCACCCGGCACACTATACCCAGGGACGCATAGAAGCGCTCGATGCCATTGGTGCTGCGCTCGATCCGAAAGAGTTTGTCGGCTATCTAAGAGGCCAAGTCATCAAGTATATGTGGCGGGCACCACACAAAGGAAAGGCCAGTGAGGACTACCGCAAAGCCAGGTTCTATCTGGACATGCTGATTTCCAGGGAAGAGGCGGTTGATCTCACCAAAAAAATATAGTCCGAAATTCTAGTTTGTTGTTGCGCGACAACTCCGAAAGCCTTTAGCCAAAGGCTTTTTCTTTAGACTCATTCTAAAAAAATACCCCAAATCGATCCAAACAAGGATCGTTTTTCTCAATTTTGTAAATTCTTAAGTTCCGTTTTCTCTTTGTAAATCAAGGACTTAAGACGCCATGATATAATATAGGGGTGCTCTTTAACAACTAGATTGAAATTCAATCCCTTTGGGAGAAGGGCATTTATATTAACTAATCATAAAGGATAAATATTATGAAAAATAAAAATGAAAATTACCCGCCTGTATATGAGGCCTATGGATATAACGACATGAAGTCTTTTATAGAAGCCATTAAAGAACATGTTATAGCTTCTAACATGGAGCAGTCGTTAATAAAGAAAGCCCCTAAAAAAACAAAAGGCTAAACCAAGAAACCCACAGCAAGAAATTGGTGTGGGTTTTTTTATGACACCACAAAGAACCGGGGGTTCTTCACAATCTGAATCTTGACCCCTGGGTACAGGGATTCCACCAGCTTTTTCTTCAGCTTGAACACTGCTGTTTCCACGCCCTTGACATCTTCCACCACAGTGTCCCCGTTCTTCAGCTGATAGCGGAAGTCGGCGATGTAGGTGCAGATCTTCTTGCCGTTGACCTCACATGGATACTTCGGTTGCAGTTCCAGATGCGAGAGTTCCCTGGCGCTTTCCATGAGTTTAAGCTGTTTGTATCTGGCGGCTTCGAGCTTGCTGTCAAATTTGTGGCCGTCGTATTGAACCTTGATGGCCCCGTATTTGTTTTTGCGTCGGCGCAATTAACGGATGCCCAATAGTTTTTCGAGCTCTTTCTGACGTAGGAGAACTGCCGCCGATCCTCGTGGGTCTATTGCAGCTTTCTGTTGTGCGCTTAATCTTTTGGTTCTCATAGGAAAGCCTCTTGGATCAAGAGAGAAACCCTCTGGCAAAAAGGCTGGAGTAGGTCCAGTAAAACTTGCTTTTGGTAGTGTTGGTTTTATTTGTTGCGCCCAAGATTGTCTGAGCTCTGCCTCTGGAAAGTAAGGAACTCCAGCTGCCGGATCTTTGTCCAATGCTGCTTTGATTTGATACTCGGTTGGAAAATAAGGGATAAACAATCTTTGCATGACGGCTTTTGGGTTGGCAACTTTCTTGCTTTTGAGTATTTTAAAAATTTTAGAGTCGGTAAGGCCAAGAGTTTTCGCATCTTCAATCGCCATTGAAAGATCCCTTATCGCACTGAATCTTATTTCGTTGGTTCCAAGCAATGCCTTTACATGTTCTTCAGGGTCTAAAATGTTTGGGTCCTGTGCGGCCCTCCCATAAATGGTGGCCGCGTATCTTATGTCTTGATTCGCTTCCGTTGCCCTGAACCCAAGCGTTCTTTCTATGGTTGGATGGATAGTTTTGAGGCCCGTAAAAGACTCTGCAAGCTGTTTGTATATGTCAGCCCTTCCTCCTTTGCTCGTTACCGGCTTATCGGAAAGCCCCAAGCTAACCAAGGTTGCTCTGGGCAAGTCTTTTAATATTGGCTCAGTGCCCCTAAATTTCCAAGGAACAACAGGAGGAGCAGCTACGTTGACTATATGAAGAAGCATTTTTTGAACCGTTGTGTTCCAATCATCTGCCTTGTTCCATACCTCATCCCTTCTACCTCTTGTGTAGGTAGTATTGCTGGCGATGTCTCTAATGGCTTCACCAGCAATTGATGTTCCAAAGAAAGGCTCAAGCCATTCTCGAAGCGCCCCCGGCTCATCTCTTGAGCCAAACAAAAGTGCTTGCCTAAAAATTTCATGGAGCTTGTCTCCTCTTTTTTCTCCGTTAGCAACAGCATTGAAAATTGCCCTGAACGGAGTCCGCAGATACTCATACGGATTGGTGTAAGAATAATTATAGAACTCAACAATGTTCCCATTCTTGTCAGTTCTAATCGGCACAAGGTCTGCGTTCTTTTCCCATGGGTTGGCAAAACTTCTTTTGAAAGCGAGGATTTGCTCATCATCTGCGCCGGTCATGTATTTGCCAAACTCAACTGTTGCTTTTGGAATGCCATACATGACGGCCATATTGCCCATCAGCCGACGCATCCCAATCTCAGCCAACTCAGGAAGTCCGCTGGCAATTTCATCAATGGCACGGGAAGCGGAGTTTGTAGAGGTTCTCACTATTTCTGCCGGGAAAGCGATAAAATTTCCAAACGGCGTTCTTCTTAATGCTTTAATAAAGTTACCTACTTTCGCATAGTTGGGAACTGTATCCCTGACGATGCCGGCGCCGATGTCAGCAACGATTTCATTTTGGAGTGTTCTGCCTCCTTTCATTTTTCCCAAAGGCGACCATCCCTCAAGAATTAATTTCTCCCTCCGTGCCTGAGACAACTTGTCCCAAGTTATTTCTGCTCCCTTTTTATTCTTTAAAGGGTTTCTTTTGTACGCAACTCTTGCGGCTTTTTCCAACAGGTCTTTGTTTTTTAAAGTCATCTTTGTAAAGTCTGACCTTGATATAGATGGCAGTCTGCCAGGGCTTTTTCCTTGGGAGATGGCCTCATAGTAAACATCTTCTGCGTTCCTGAACGCTCTGTTTAATCTTCCTTGTTCCATTTCCCAGCTGACTATTTTCCAAACATCATCAGACCCTTGGTACAGCCTGGTAAAAAAGTTATTCTCTCTCGTGTTCATTTTGTTTAAAATATTTTCTCCAGAAATCCATTTGCCTCCCATTATTTCCTTGGCTTCATCAAACAAAACATCTGTATCTCTTTGTTGCCCGGTATTTATAATTCCATACTCTTCCCCTCTCCTGTAGTATCTTGCGCGTTCGCCCCTATTTTTTCTGGCCACAGCATCGAGAACAATTAATACAGAGTCTTGCAGAGTTTGGCCAGCCACAAGATTTCCATTCATAATTGGAAAAAGGGAAGCGCTGGTTAGGTTTCTAACCTGTGTAATCGGGCTGTAAATAGTCTTGAATTGTTGCACCAATCCTTTTGAATATAAAAAAGCACCCCAGGCTTGTGACATACCACTTCCCGCTTTCCATCCCCACGCATCACTTGCTCCAGTTACTGCATCTCTTATTTCTTTTGTGGCTATTTTTCCATTCAAGGCACCAAATTTTAATTCGTTCTCCGGCAACCCATCGCCAATCCTGTAAGGTATTCCGGTTTCTGGGTTTATAAAGGCCTTCAGCCTTTCTTTTGGGATGTCATCAAGGCTGTCATAAAGAAACTTGTTTTCGCTTCCTATTCCACGAAGCGGAATCCTCTTGTCAATCCTTGCAACTTCATCTAGGTAGCGCATGCCAGATGTCATCCTGGTTAAGTTGTCAACCGTGATCCTGGTTTTCAACAGCAGATCCGGGAGGTTGTCTCCTGTTACCTCTCCCAAATATTTCCGTAACTCCGGAAGATTGCCTAGAGATTTGTCCTTTAACAGACCCCTCCTTAATCCTTGCGTTGCATATTCCGGAATCATAAAAGCATTGTCTGTTCTTGCTCCCTGTTTAAATAGTTGTTGCAACACTTGTTCTGCATCTTTTCGGTTGGTTGCAACCTTGTTTCTAATCAGTTCATTCACCACATTGTCTAGTTGTTTTGGGTCGGGGAAAAACCGTTCCCCTTTAATAAATGCTTTGTACGCAGTATATCCATAGCTTTGTTTGTTGGCATCCACTGCCTCAAGCCATCCTTTCTTCAGAAATTCTGGAAACTTCTCTAGCTCTCCACTAAGAGAATCTATTTGTTTACGAGCGTTTTTAACATTGAGAAACAAATTATGCTTGGGCGCCTCAACCTTGGTTCCATCTTCCAAATAACCTAAAGTTGTTTTCCCAGCTTTTTCTAACCCCTTGTCGTATTTTTTTATTCTCTGAAAGGCTTCGTTTCTTAATTTTTTGTTTGGGTCAAACAAGGCTGTTCTTAAATCTGCTTCTATTCTTTTATATGTATTGTCGGTAATGCCTCCTTTCTTGTTGTACCAGATCATTGCCTTTTCTATGTTGCGTAGATTTATGTTCACTTCATTCATTTGACGACCGGTATCAGCGGTTTGTCTTGCCTTGGCTTCGGCCACCTCTGCTGGTCTGTATCCCCTGAACTGGAGGTTAGAACGAAGTTTATTGATGGCTTTGCTTTTCGGATCAGTTTTAAACTGAGCCTCGTTTAGATATTTGGAAAAACTTTCTCTGTTTTGTTTCAACCAATCAGCCGCTGTCATCACAGACTTCTGTCTTGATAGAACCGATGCAGTCCCAGCAAACGTTGGTTTGATGCCGTGTTTCCATATTTGTGGTACCCCCAACATAATTCCAGCGCCCTCTGTGGCTACCCCAATTCTTTTTAACAGCCTGTCTCTAAGAGAAATTTTATTGTCCAACGATCGAATGACATCTTCGTCAGACTCTGAATCATTAAACAGTTTTCTGTCCAGGTAATCGGCTACCCCAAGATCTGGAGTTTCTTGACCCGCAACCACAAAGTCAGCCAAAGCTATCGGGGCTACCGTGTGTTTAAAATAGCTTAATTTTTTTGGATCGGGAAGTTTCCCGAACAACATTTCACCTCTGGGAGATGGTCTCATGGTAAAGCCTTTTCCCTTTACTGTGCTTTCTTTAATTTTTTTTCTTAGTTCTTTTTTTAAAAGATTTTTTCTGACAGCTTTGGTAGCAAGATGGGCGGGCACCCCAAACTGTGTTAGAAACTCTGTTGTCTGACCAATTTTGCTGATGGGTCTGGGGGTTTTATATTTTTGAAAAAATTTATCGACGTCATCAGTCAAGTCGGTTTTCATAACCGCGTCTAACCCCATTGCAACAAGCTCTGTAATTCCATGCGCAATATTTTCAGAACCACGCCGGACTCCCTGAAGCGACTCTCCTAGGGCTGAGTAGTCACCCTTCTGTTTTTTAACAAAACGAGTAGCCGCTTTTCTTGCAATGACAGGATCGTCGGTGTCTTTAACGGTTACTTCAATACCATCGATATTAACTTTGACAGGCATTTAATCAATCAGCCCCACCAGTCCTGATGGCTTTCTGTACATCGTATTCATCCGTCATTCCCTGTGCCGCATTTATACTAATTTTAGGTTGCGTTATTGGGCCGCCTTCTCCTGCGTAGCCACCCAAAAGACTAGAGGTTCTGGGATCAGGAAGAACGCCATACCCTTGCTCTATCAAGTCTAAAAGCTCATTAACGTTTCGTGTTAAAAGTTCGTTTTCTACAGCGATCATTTGTTGTTGCTCTTCCATGGTACGAGCTCTTCCTAAGTCTGGAAACATGTCCTCCATAATACTTCTAACCAATATCGTTCTATCGTATCCAGAAGCAGGGGGCAGTCCAGTTTCTTCAGCTTTCCACAATTGAGCAGGACTAAACTCGCCACCCATCATTTCAGACAGCGCTTCCAGTCTCCTGACATCTGCATCTTCCTCTCCTATATCCATTCTTTCTTCTGCCAAGATCCTTCCCAAATCTCCTATGGTGGTTTGCCTACGTCCTGGTGCATGCATCATATCACTGAGGCGCCCAGTGGTTTTGATAATGTCTTTCCATATTTCATCCTTTTCCGCTTTGCTTTTAGCTTTCTCGTGTCTAGCTTTTTGTGCCTCCAACACCGAAATCAAAGCAGTCACATCTTTTTTATCCTTTGGCGGAACTGTTGTCGCTTCATCGTCCTCCCCCAATATATTGTAACCGATGCTTCCAACAACGGCTGCTGGTAAAATCGTTCCCTTGTGTTTCTTTATCAGCTCCCATGCTCTGGATCCTATGGACGGTCCACCAGCACCACCTGTACCAGCACCACCTGTACCAGCACCACTTGTGCCTGCTGCGCCAGCACCACCTGGTCCTGTTAATAAAGGCGTTGTTGGGCTTGACTGTCCGTCACTCACAGGTGCTTTTCGTCGTCGCTTTCTTTTGTTAGCTTTATCCGCTGCATCTCTAAGTTTTTTTTCTAAGATTTGTTTCCATGTTCCAAGCCGACCTTTTCCTCCTGCTTTTATCACTCCTCTTCCTTTACCGCCAATCAATTCAAGCGCAGTTCCGCCCATAAGCAATGCTTCTATTCCTCCTGGACTAACTCCCATGCCTGCCAATTTTTCTCTTGCCGGATCCTCAATAGTTTCCATCAATGAAGGACCATACACCTCCATCAGTTGCGTCATCATTCTGCCGCCTTCAGCAACCTGTCGAGCCTCTCCAGAGTTAATCATCTGATCAGCCAGCAAATAATTTTGAATTGCTACATCACCCGCTTCTAAAATAAAATCAGGAATATTTAAATCTGGACCACCACCATCCTGCATCTGTATGGGAACCAAGCCACTGACAATGCCGCCCTCGTTGTATTTTTTGGGCTTTTGAATATAACCTCCGTCAGCCTCTTTTTTAAATGGGTTCCACCCGAATGCATCACTAAGGGTTTTTATAATGCTGGCTATTCCGCCGCCGGTTTCAATTACGCTACCCAATCCGGTAGGCTCCTGCCATGTATCTGGTGTAGCTAGTTTAGTTTCATAGCCGCCGATCAATTTTCCAGGCTCCATTCCTTGAAGCAGTGCTTGTCCTCTCATGATTCTTTCCCAAGGCTCTTGCGATTTTCTAAGCGCTGCCTGATACATCCTTGACAATTCTTGTTGGTAAATGTCTCTTCCTTGTCCGCCATATTGGTTCATCATGTTCAGCCAGTTCATCATTTCGCCTTGTCTCTGGCCGCCCATTCCCAAAACCTGTCCAGCAATGCCACCCAACCCACCGGCAGCGCCACTGAGCATAGACATACGTCTGGCATAATCATTCATCGCCGCTTCCTGTGCTCTCTGGAATCCTTGTCCCCTGATGCCAGCAAGGGCGCCTAATATGCCACGTTCGCTTTCTGCCTGTCTTTCTCCTGCCAGCAGTCTACCGCGTGATCCGCCAAAAGCCCCACTGCTTATGTCTTGTGCGCGTCCTGCGATGTCTTCCTGGGCTGATACGCGTCGCATTCGTTCCAATGTGTCTTGAACCACATCGGTTTCATAAGGGTTGTAATAGGGAGAGGTCATGGTGTAAGGATTGAAAGCCCCTGTTGAACCTCGATAGCCGCCAGTTGCCTCACCCATCAATTGTGTTGCCGTGTCGTATCCTGGTTGGTAAGGACCGGCGCCCATGGCTCCTTGGCGTGCCATCATTTCTAATGGCGTAAGACCAGCGGTACCTTCAATTGGAATAGGCTGTGGCTCGTCTATGAGTCCACTATATTGTCCGGGTGCACCGAATACACTGGCACCTAAACGGCGCTGATAGTCCTCGTACCACGGCTGCATAAACTGGTAGCCAGCCTGTGGTGCTACTACCGGTTTAGGATACAGTACCTGCGTGTCTGATAAATCAAGTGACATGTCAACCGCCTCTCATTTTCTTTGCCATCTGTTGGCCAAGTGCTTGTTGCAGATACATCTGCCTTGCGCCTGCCAATCGTTGCTGTTCAGGGTCCATCATCGTTTGTTGTGGTGCGCCCTGGTTCATTAATGCCATCAAGCCAATGCCTCTGTTCGCCTCGGCATTGGTTACAAATTCTCCATCGGACAACATCGCCGGGATGTCATCACTGGTTTCGGTGCCAGGTCCCTCGGTCAAGCCGTTGCGACGCACAAAAGCACCATCTGCTACATATTCTACACCAGGAACATTATCGTATCCTAGGTTTTGTATCAAAGATCCCTGTGGTGGTCCTGTCGTAAGTGAGAATGGACCGCCTTGGGCTACGTTATATTCTTTGGTTGGTTCCGAGGCAAATGGATAGTAAATTGGTGCTCTGCTGGTGTCACCTCCCAAAAAGGTTGGCAAACCAACACCTCCGCCTGGCATACCAGCAAAGCCAGCTGCCCCTGGATCGGCGAACTCTCCGTCGTCCATCAATCCTGTAATTCCTCCAGTTGAATCTCCGGCAAGTTGGGAAAGGGTAGTGCCACCAACCCCAAGCAAACTTAAGATACCGAGAATTTGCTGCCAGTTCATGCCTTTCAGCTTATCTAAGAAGGTTTCTTCGTCATCTTCTTCGGTTTCTACTTCGTCATTTTCTTCGGTTTCTACTTCGTCATCTTCTTCGGTTTCTACTTTACTTCCACCGCCTACTTGTTGACCGGTTGCTATGTCTATCCATATTCCATTCACTGGATCCCAATATACGGTCTTACGATCTTCATCAACTCCATCACCATCAACTCCATCACCATCAACTCCATCACCATCAACTCCATCACCATCAACTACTTCTTTACCGGTTGCTCTGTCTATCCATATTCCATTCACTGGATCCCAATAAGGATCGTCATCCCCACCATCTCCAGTGTCATCTACTCCATTAACCTCACCATTTGTTGTACCCGTTGTACCCGTTGTACCCGTTGTACCTGTTGTACCCGTTGTACCCGTTGTACCTGTTGTACCTGTTGTACCCGTTGTACCTGTTGTACCTGTTGTACCTGTTGTACCTGTTGTGCCGGATCCCTGTCCACCATACGGCCACCCAGGAGGCCAAAAACCGTAGTAAGGATCGTAAAAATCGTAGTCTTCCCCACCATCTCCAGTATTTGTCACATCACCTGTAACCTCCAAATCATCTGGAATTTGGTTTGCATTAGCATCAACAGAAGAAGTTCCAGAACTTGCTGTAAGCACACCGCTTGCTATCAAGTCTTCCATGGTGGGAATGTTTTCAGTGTTTATTAAAGGATCAGCTCCTGCTGTATAAGCGGCAATACCTGTAGGGAAATCGCCCTGGAACCCGCTTAAATAATCAGTGCCCGTTGCGCCAGACTGAGCATACCCCATATAGTTTAACCAATCTTGCCACGCAAGATCCTCTTCAGAGGGACCGCCCCCCATGCCAGTTACATTAAAAACTGAGGCCCAAGGAAAAGCGCCGCCGTAAATATTTTCAGTCATTAGCCACCTCCCCATGTGGCAACTGGGGATTCATCCCAAGAGCCTGTTTGTTTGTAGTGGGCATAAATATCACTCCAATTAGCGGGTCGTCCTTTAGGATCTGCGTCAAAATATTGAACATCTTGTCCCATCGCACTTCTTTCAGCTATAGTGCCATATCCCACTCCTCTAGTCCCAAAGTTTTTGGCAGCCATCATGTCTCTGTAGCTCTCTCCGGTTCCATACATTTGCATGAAGGTATCGGCATAATATTTGGCTTGCTCTGGCGGATAGCCTTGATCCAAGTAGGATTGTTCATTTCCGAACATGTCATATAAGTCAGCTCTCTTGTTTATTTTGTTTTGTTCTTTTCTTTGCATGCGTTGGCTTTGGCCATAAGTGCTGCCTGCTCCTCTGGCTTTTCCGGGGCCGCCTACATTATACATTGCATCGTAAACCGGCATCATCATCATTGCAGAGGCTCCTGTCATTCCTGCTCGCATGTCTTGTCCCGGAAGGGTTTTGAAAGTTTGACCAGTATCTGGATCATATCCTGGAATTGCGTAACCCTCAGTAGCTTTTTGAAATTCATCTGTTGACATATTCTCGATTTTGTTCATCATTAGTTCAATTTCATCTCGTTCTGTTGGAGATGCATTGGCCCAAGCATTATTAAGCTCACTTAGAAGACGATCCCTTGATCCCACTCCTTCCCACTTATTGGCACCCCATTGACCCACGTTTTTAAAAAGATTCCATATGCCCCCTGTGGCTGCACCAAGCCCTATATCTGCCCAAGGCATATCCTTAATAGTTTGTCCAAATTCGCTCATAGCGCTTGGATATGGTGTATAAGGTTGAGTATTAAAAATGGGGTGTAATTGTGGATCTCCTTGATAATATGGTGAAAAAGGATTTGCTTGAGCAGCAGCAACTGCAGCAGCATCCCCTTTCTCGAATGGATTAATCAGTGGGGCCGATGCACCACCGCCTCTAGCACCACCGCCTCCAGCTAGATTGACAATGCCACCTTCAGCCATCCGATAACCGGATCGAGGGGGGCTCGGCATGGTGTTTATCCACGCCTTTTTTTCCATGTAGTCGGGAGGTGCCCGATATTCCCATCGTCTTGTTTCTTGATTGTATCTGGCATTACCATATCCCAATGGGTTGTATTCTTCAGAAAAGTTTCCAAACTGCTCTTCAAGCTCACCGCTAAGCTCCCCAAATGATCCGGCACCATATCTTTTGCGAAATCTTAACTTCTGTGGGTCCAAGTAGACCCACTGATCTTCTTGAATTTCAGGAGGCAGCGCATAACCTGTTTCGTCAATTGGAACTTCAGCAGCTGTAGCTCCCCTCTCAGGCAAAAGACTCTCA